TGCACTATGTGATAGATACGATCTTCTCCAGACAAAAGAACAATCAGATAGATCTGGTTTACGAAAATATGGGTCAATAAAAAAACTATTATATGAACAGTTATCTACCTTTAGATCACCTGAAACGGGATCATTGCGGTAGTCCATGTAGACATGAAGCAAGTTCATGCCGGCAATGCAACCACCTTGATGGAACGCTTCAGATATGGTTTCGTATACACCTTCACGTTTGTATATGTTAAGGAGTATCTTAGTCCATTGATCTGAAGTTTGTTGATCACCGTTTTCCAGGGGAACAACTACGGTAGATTTTCTGTTTCGTCGTTGATAACCAGAAACCATGTTACACAGAGGACGAACACGATTGAAATAGAACGAGCCTCTATTGTTGTTAGGCATTGTTGTATTAAGTTCTGCCATCAACGAAGTATCGCCTGCTTCTAGGCGAGTATCAATGGTTGCTTCTGTCCAATATATCTGCCATATTGATTGGTTGGCAGTATAGTCAGCATCTATCTTCTTTTTAATAGCGCCGTAACTATCATATGATTGTAACGATTCGGTTTGCCGCATCAACATTTTTATACCCTCTCACTAAAACTCCTGGTGGGCCTAGACCCACTATTTTCATTAGAGCCTAGAAAGAAGTCTATAATTTTTTGTTACCAATAACCAATACTTCTAATCTTTATATAAGAAATAAAAATCCATTACATTCTTAAAGCTATGATAATCGAAGCTACTATCGTCCGCATTGAACTCAATCTCACACTCATGAGCTTTCATATCTAGTCGCAGGAAGAACGTACAATCATTATTGTATGCGATAAATTCTACTTTATCATTATCATATCGCAATTGCTCAAAGGTATACACTGTGAATTTAGCACCCCATGAAGCACATACTAATGCATATTCTAATATAGCTTTATTGCTGTAGTGACATGCGGGTACATTTCTATATGTATGTGTTACATGAACGCCTGATACATCAACACTTAGTGTATCAATTGTGCATGAAGTACTTGTAGCTAAAAATAAAAGGAGCAGTAATTTTTTCATCATCATTTGTACCTATCATAATTTTGGTCCGAACGGAAGAACCTTGGTAGATCCGCCTGGTTTCCATACAATGCCTGTGCTTTTTTTCTATCGAAGTCTTCTGGAGACATTCCCTTTTTGGTCTTATGAAGCGACATACATAAGTACCGTAACGCATCAGCATAGTGCGAAGCCCATGACTTGACTGGCTTGGGTAAATACATCTGTTTCGCTTCGTCCCATTCTTTTCTGTAGTTCTCAAGTGCATTAATAAGCGAACGACACTTTTCAGCGTCAATCCAGAACTTATTGAAGTGAGTCCATACATTTTCAATGCCATCAATAACACCAACTTGATCTACAAGGGTAAAATCTAAACCAAGTTGTCGTGCTTTTTCGTACCGAGTTACCGCTCCACCACCCCATTCACGAACCTTGATATCATGTGGTGCAAAATGCTTGCCGTATTTGTATGGTTTATCCTGAAGTATCTTTGCATAATGATCTAGCCCAAGATTATTGTTAGAGTAACAATCGATAATACGTATAACACTACCGTCGCCCACAACATTAAAAAAGATAATAGTCGTAGCATCATTTACTCCTATATCCCATACAGTATACGTTAGTAATCCCGGTTCCCATGGTACGTGTCCTATCTGTCCCTTAAGCTTAAGAGCATCAAGGTAAGTACCGTAAAAGCTTCCTGATATACCGCGTTCAAAACTACATTCATACTCCTGTAAATATAAACCTTCATCCATCTGTGCACGTTCTTGATGCAAGACTTCTGTTGGTATGTGTTGAACTTCTGACGCTTTATGTACAAATATCTGCCACTCAGGCAACTCTTGCGCAATCTTCCACAACTGCCATAGATGGTTTTTACCACGAGGAGTTCCTAAGATCGCACACCATCCTCCATTGGCAGCAAGAATAGGTCTGATGAACGAGAATATGTCTGGTGGCATAAGTGCATACTCACTAAGAATAACTGCATATGGGTTGGTTCCTACAAGGGATGTGTCATATGTATCACCACCAATTATTTGCAGTATAGAACCATTCTTGAAACGTATTTTCATCTCAGCTTGGTTTATGCTCTCGACTAAGACCTTTGGAAGGTAATCGAGAAACTTTGTGCCATCAATTGCAATGGCATCAAAGACCGCTTTACGTCCTTGTGAGTACGTTGGCAATACATAGAACACAAGCGCTACCCTTTTAATGCATTGGCGAATGGCTAGATTCCAAAAAAGGATATCCTTACCCGCTCGTCGACTTGCAATGTAAAGTATACGCTTAGATTTTTTCTCTTCGACAGTATCCCAAATTTCCTCTTGATACCATCTCAGGGCAAACTTATCCAAATCTACTTGTACTTCAACACTCATTCATTATCCATTTACTAATTTCTTCCTACAAAAAGGACACCACGCAAAAATATTACACCAATCTTCTACGGGATTTACTATGCCAATAATACACATTGATTGTTTATCAAAATGGATCATATTTTCATAACTCCTTAACGATTGATCCATTAGAGTACAACAGTGAGGCTTATCACAGATTGCACCTTTTTGTTCTTCGTTCCAATATATTTTTTCACTCATTTATTCTCTTCCCACAGAAAAAACAAAACATCACCTCAATCAAATCACCTGAATCAGGATCTTGTAGTTTGTATTTTCCATCAATATAAAAAAATGTATGAATATGCTCTACTTCTGGACAATTCATTGCTAAACAGCGTTCCATAGTTAAACAACAATGCGGACCTTTATAGTCACGCCTTGCTTGTTCAACTCGTTCATCTATTTCTGCATGCCATTCTTTATCATTCATTCTGGTTGCCTACTAATCTCTTCCCATCCTACCACACACCGCTTACACTGCTGTCCTACTTCTGAGTTCACACAATCAGAACATGACATATCTTTCATACTACAAAGGGTAATGAGTTGAATATGAAAGAAGTCTTTATACTTCTCATTAATCCCCTGTAACACAGAACGCAGTTCATTGATTAATTGTTGCTCTAAGTGATCATCCATTATTTATCCTTTTCCTTCTATCTACAACATCTTGTAAAAGTTTTCCATGCCTTATTGGGAAATCATTCCAGTCATTTATCAACACTTGATAGCAAGACATATGTTTATGCAGGTCAGCTATATCTTCTGGAGAACCATGCGCATATAAATCTTCTTGCTCCTGAAAAAGAGAGTTGAGTTCATCAACTAAAACTGATTGCATATCCAAGTAATCACTCATGCTTGACCTTATGTTCCCGCTTCTTATGTTTATCAGCTTCAATTTTGTCTTTTAACAAACGATTTTCTTCTTCAAGACTGTTTATCTTTAACTCAAGCTCAAATGCTTGGTAATGGTTCATCGCTTTTAATTCTTGAATTTGATTTATCAGTTGTATAATCTCCAATTCAAGATCATTTATTTTTTTATCTTTATCAGCCTTTAATTGATGCAGCTCATGTTTACATTTGTTATGAGTAAAGAACATAAAACTACAAAGATCTTTCATCATTCCTCAACCTCTCTATTTCCAATCATCTCTTCCTTACTCACAATTCTCGGCTTGGCATCACTAATGATAAAGGTATGCGCCTGCTTCTCTTCTTCCTTCTTCATATCAGAATGATACTTGTTAATTTCATGCCATTCAGGATCATATTTATGCATATCTTTATAAGCGTATGCTCCATCAAGTTTCTTATTCATAGCTCCTACTCTCCGATGACAGGCAAGCGAAAGCTTAACGTCATCATACGCATCTTTAACATCAGGATATTTTGCTACCCATTCTTTCAATGTACGAAAAGGTATCTTATATTGTAGACAGAACTGCAGAATTTCTAATGATGAAGAATGTTCACTCCAAGTGAGCATGGTATATATCAGTCTCTTACGCCAATCATCACGCCCAGGAAATAAACCAAGAGTCTCCCTATCGAGAAAATCCATCCAAGAGCGAGATTTCGACAATTCAAGACTATCCGTGTTAGATTGTGAAGTTTTAACTAATTCCTTTTTCTTCATTCTACCTCTGTAATTTTCAACTCCGTTCTAGGTTCTTTATCATACACTTTTTTTATCGACAGGGAACAGATAACACGGGTGTCAGCAATTATTATGTCCTTTATAGCATCAATGAAGAACTTGTAAAGGCAATCGAGTGATGGCGTTATTGAATGATGAATTGAATTGGGTCGTTCTTTGATTGGTTTAGGAATTGGCATGTAAAATGTTACATCCATGTGAATAGGCTTATCAAAAAAAGGTTCTTCGTTGTGTTGTTGGTTGAGATATAATCCAAAACAAACTTTATCTCGCATATCAGCATCATAGGATCTATTT